CGTCGCCGACTGCCCGGGGTAATAATAGGCCAGCAGATCCACCGTCACTTCCGCACCCGTCAACGGGTCTGGCGAATCCCAGACGCTGATCGTCCAGTAGCCATTGAGCCCCGCAATCCGCACCTCATAGCGACCCGGCTCAATCCAGCAGCTCGCCAGTCCATTGGTCATCGGCACCGTCTGCGTCCAGCCGACCATGTTATTCGTGCCAGAAACCGACAGCGCATACCCCGGAGCCGGCGAGATCGTCAGGCGCGCATTCAACTGGCCGCCCCCGATCATCGCCTTGGTCGAGAAATTGACCGTTGTCGCCCGCGCCGTCAGGCACATCAACGTCACCAGCCCAATCAGTCCAATTCGCGTCTTCATTTCTGCTTTCTGCTTTCTGCTTTTCAGCCATAGCTGCCCCAGCTAAACGTGTAACTAATCAGCGAAGTCTGGTCGCTGGCCGGCGCGGGCGAAAACCCCGTGCAACCAGCCATCAACGAGTAAAGCACCTGGCTCCCGATCGTGATCTTGAGATCGAAGAAGTTTACCCGCCCAAACACTCCCGGCACGGCGAAGATCGCCCCCTGCGTCGAAACGAACAGCGCCGCCGCGTCCGCGCTCGCGTGCACCCGATCCACCATGAACGACACGACCCAGAGCCCCCCGCGGAAGAGTGCCGATTGCCCCGGCCGCGCCGAGTAGCCGGAGATACGCTCGCCCAGGGAGCCGGCCCCTTCATCGGCCAGGACCGAGTACGTCCCGGTCCCGGTCGGCGTTCGGTATTCGATCTTCACCTGAATCGCTTAGTGGAACATCGTATCCATCACCAGGCTGCGCAGCGAGAACAGGGCGCCCGGCGTGCTCGTTAGTTTGATGGAGGTGAAGTCGCCCCCCGGAAACAGCGCGGCCACCGCGGCCGTTGACGCGCACACGATCGTCCCCGCAGCCGCGAAGGTGATCGTATCCCTCAGCGTAATTTCGTTATAGGTGTGCACCGTGGTCGCCCCCGTACAGGCCAGCGCCAGCGATTGCACCTTCGCCAATGTCAGCGCCTGGCTCAGCACCACGTCCACTGATGCCGGGGGCAGCAGGACATCGGAATTCATCTCCGTATCCCCGGTCACCGCCGTCTGCCCCGAAAGCTGTTGGCTCGGGCTGGTCTGATAGGTCTGTGTTATTGTGTGTATGATCATATTTTTGCTTTCTGCTTTCTGCTTTCTGCTTTTTGGTCAAGCCAGGGTTAGCCTTGCTCCCGGCGCTGAAAGCGCCGTAATCATGCCGAAATCCCCATGCCGGTTCAGTTTCGAGTCAAACTCGAACGCCCCCTTATTCAGTGCCGCGCCCGGCACGGTCACCGATAACCCCGTCCCGGTCACGACGAAGCTATGCGCCAGGGCCGACAGCCGCGTTCCGATGCCCATCGCCGTTCCCTGCAGGCCAATGGCCGCCAGCAATTGCGCCGTCGTTGGTCCCTGCGGCTTGAACCCCACCATCGCGCGGTAGCTCTCGACCCGTTGGTCCACGGTGATGTTGCCCATCTTCACCGGGTTCAACTTCAGCTCGTGTGTCAGCGTGAAGCCTTCCTCGGCAAACACAGTGCCCCAGCCGGCGACCGCGCCCCAGGCCGCCGTGCACAGCGCCTCCTGGTGAGTGACCGGATAGTCCGCCTGCGTCCACGCCACGCCTGTCGATTGCGTGTAGAACGCATCGGGGTCTGTCGGAGACTTCCCCGTGCCAATCCAGCCCGTGTATTCGAACCCGGTATAGAGCGACTTCCCGAGGCCCATGAATACGTCCGGCATCTTCGACAGCGCCGACCGCGTGAACGCGAATTGCTCGCCGTCGCTTCCCTGGACCGTCACCGCCCGGTTAGCCGACCCGCAAACGCGCCCGCCCGCCGTCACGAAATTCGTCAATGCCGCCGGCAACAGCGACGCCCGGGTCCCGGAATCCCACACCGACTTCGGCACCCCGCTGATCGTCCAGACCAGGTCAACCAGGACCGAATCCAGCGCCCCGCCCAGCGATGATGGAATCTCCCGATAGACCGGCTTCGGTTCGAGCTTCACGTCGCCCTCCGTGTAAATGACCTGGGCGACATCGACGATTTTGCAAGGTCCCCCCACGTTGATGGTTGTTAGATCCAGTGCTGGCATATTGTTTTCTTTCTATGTTCTAATTTTCTTCACGCTCTACGTAATTATTTTGACCGATATGTGCGACGGCAGCAGATTGGGCCGCCAAGCCGCAAAAGTGATGATCTGCCCCACCTGCAAAGCCAGGGGCCCCTGATAAAGCTTTGCCTTCGTGTTAGCCTTTCCCGGCAGCGACCGGTCGAAAGTATAGTAAATATCCGCGTCGGGTGAATTGGCCCCATTCACCAACCCATAGGTCCCATCATTCCCATCACTCACCAGGGGTATATCGCATCTCATCCAAGGCCGATGCTCGCGCCTCATCGACACCGAGGCCCGCAACACGACCAGGCCGTCGCCCTGCAAGAGATCCGTAGCCGGCGTAATCGCTCCCGCGTCCGGAGTCAATCCGCTGCTGAACCCCAGCACCCAGCCAAACATGAAATCCAGCGCCAACTCCGCCAACTCTTCGCAGGATGTCCCTGTGCCCGTGCTCAGCAGATTGATATTCCGGTTCTCAATCGCCACGATTGAAGCGAGCAGGTTCCGCTGAAGCGAATTCGGCTTAGGCACCTGCAAGCGCGGCATCTCGACATACAGTCCTGCTCCCACCGGGCCGTCCGGTTGGCGCGCCGTCAGCCAAAGCGTCTCGACCGCCAGCTCCGATTGCGCCAGAAACTGACGCTCCAACACCACGTTAAACCGGTCGAATAAACCGCAGCTTAACAGCCCCTTAAACAGGTATTCCTGGAGTTGTAGGATGTCGCTCATGCCGCCTTTCCCGCGTAGAAGTCGCTTGCCACCGACGCCAGGCCGGCGCGATACATCTCGCGGCAATCTTCGATCCCGCGCCGCAGAGGCGCCCGCGCGGGAATATTCATCTTCCGCATAAACGTACCCACCTCCACGTCCGCCTTCCGGTTTAGTCGCCATTTGCCAAAGAACTTTTCCTTCGCAAACCGCTGTCGGACATGGCGCCTCACCTGTACTGTTCCTTTGTATCCCTCCTCATGCACCCCCAGATACTTCACGTTGCTGCCAATCGTGGAGAGGACCGCGTCGCCCGAAACGACCGCTTTGCTGGGCCGGATTGAGAGGCTTAATCTGTTCGTCCTTATTCCCAGCGATTCCGGCCCGCTCTTACTGAACCGTTTCAGTTGGATCTCAGTCACTGCCGCTTCATTGAGCAGATCCATCCGCGCCGCCAGCGCCCCCAGGAGCCCCGCCTGGTCCCGGCAGCGCGCCGCTGCCTTCGCCGCCCCCGCTGGAATGGTGAATTCAAAGTTCATTCGACGGCGTCTTCCTCCGGCGGCCCCTTGAGCACCACCCCGCACTTACAATGACAGTTGATGACATTCCACGGCTCGCCATCGGGGTCGCCCGGGAACCGGATTTCATCCGATTCCCCCGTCCGCTCGTCAACCATCGTGAACGAGTCGTCAAACGGAATAACCTCGCCGTTGACCATGCGGTGCGCCGCCCGCACATTCGCGTTGCCGGAGGTCATCCATCGCTTCCATTTGGCCCCGGCTTGCTTCTGAGCATCGTTGCGCCCCTGCCCGTATGCCGCGCTCGTCTCGGTCATGGCGATGGTCATGGCGCGGCCCTTTTCGATGTCGCCAAACGCTGCCTTTACCCGCCCCGCCAGCTCAGACATCGTCTCGCCCTTATCGAACCCCTCAGCCAGCCCGCTTTTCACCTGGTCAAAGATGTCCTGCGGCGTATCCGCCATCTTATTCTCCCGATCCGCAAGAAATCGCTGCACCGCCGCTGGCGTCGCCTTGAACGGATCGTCCTTGCCCATCTCGACGAGAGCCTGCGCCCCGGCCGCCTGGAAAGCATCCAACCCGGCCACTCGCATTACGCTCTCGAAGTTGAGCTTGAACTTGCGCAGGTCGAACATGAAATCCATCGCCGCGCCGGAGCCTTCGCTGTTCGCCAGGGGTGTGGAGCGTGGAGCGTGGAGCGTGGAGCGTGGAGCGAATGAGCACGGAGCCGGTTCGTTCGCCAAGGCGGATTTGCTGAGGATCTTGGCCTGCATCTCCAATCGCGCTGGCAACAGCGCTTCATGGATGGCAGCTAGATAGCGCCTCACAGCGGGCACGCGCGACCGCATGTGGCGGCGCCACTCAGCCAACTCTGCCGGTTTCCGTTTGGAATCCGGCTCGCTGCGATCGGCGGCTGGCTCTTCCTCGCCGAATAGCCGCTCAATAGTTCCTGCCGGACATGAATCCTCGCTATCGTCGTTCGAGTTCACCAGAGCCCAGTGACCCAGCTGGTCCAGCAACTGCCGGATCCGCGCCCGCGCCCGCACCGGATCAGCCGACAGGCCGGCGACCTCGGATTTCATATCCGCCAGCAACTTCCCCAGGTAATTGGGTTCCGCGCCTTTCACGTCACGTCGCACCCAGCTTGTCGAAGCTATCGGTCCTCACGCGCCGCCCGCGCCGCACGAGGCTGACCCCGTGACTGATTGTCTGGTTCGGGTCCGGAGCGCTGACCTTCAATTTGCCGTCAATAACTCGCTCCAGCATCTTTTCGGCCTTGTCATTTTCCGACTTTCGCGCCTCGGTTTGAATCGATGGCACTTTCGGCATGCCCTGCGAGACAAAGGCCCATATGGCCCAGGCAATCACATACCTCTTCAGCGAGAGCGGTACCGTCCCGTCAACGTCCAGAGGCTGGCCGCTGGACCGTATCGCGTCGCGGAATGTTTCGGTCGCCTCCGCGACTTTATCCGAGAGGTCATCGGCCCGTTTGATGCCGGCGATTGACTGCCGCTCCGGCGATGCCACCGGCATGGCCTCTTCGTCTGTTACGGTGATCCAGCTCATATCATTTCACGCTCCACGCTTCACTCCGTGCTTAGCGCTTTCCCCTCTTCCCTACCGATCCCGTCCGCCGCCATCTCCCGCAGCTCCCACTTCACGATCCGCCGGTCCCACGCCCTCCCACCGTATCCGGCCACCACTCGCGCCTCCGTCCGTGGAAACAACTCCGCTTTCGTGTGCGTCTCCCGGTTTTTTCTAAGGGGCAACAATTCACGCGGCATAACTTTAGACTCTGTACCAAACACCTGTTAATAGCCTGTTAACGCTTCGCTGGTGGCGTCGCACGCCCTCCGGGCATGGATTGCACCCCAACCGTCCCCCAACGCGTCCTGCGCCCATTTCATCCTTCATCATTCATCCTTCATCATTCGTGAGAGGAGTCCCGGCCGCCGCCCCCTACAGACGGCGGCCGGGCTCTGTGCACTAAAGGCTATGGCGTTTGCGCCGTCAGCACGGTCAGCGAGAATCCAGCCGCGTTTGTGCTCGATCCCAGCGCCGTGCCCAACTTTATCCCCGAGAGGCTGTCACAAGCCTCGACGGGCAGATTTGTCCGCACCGTGATGGCGTTCGTGTTCCCGGCCGCCAGTGCCCCGCCCGCGAGCTGGTTATTGTCGATGGTCCACGTGAACGGCGTATCGGTCGTCACGTTCGTTCCCACCAGGTATTGGAACGTCATCACCAGGTTGGTGCAGAAGTTCGCCTTCGTCAGCGCCGTCGTTCCCAACGGCGCGATGACCGCGCATAACTGCATCCGGTGCGTCGCCGCGAATCCCTGCACTATGTTAGTCGAGGTGCCGATCGTCAGCGTCGAGCCGTTCGTGCAGCTCAGCGCCAATGCCAGCGTGGAAATACGCGGACTGAGCGTCTGGCCCATTGCCGGCAGCGCCATCGCCACCAGCACGGCCAACCCCACCAGCACCCGCGCCTTGATTTTCTTGATCGTATTCATGTCTTTGCTTTCTGCTTTCTGCTTTCTGCTTTGATTACAGCTAGTTGATGGCCAGCTTCATGATCCCCGTCGTGTGCTGCGTGTGGAGGTATTCGTAATTCTCCACGGTGATGGCGATCTTCTTGACGCCCAGGTCGGTGACATAGACCGCGTATTCGCCGCTGCCGTATTGGCCGCCGACGACATGCCGCACGATGTTGCTCGGATCCATCGGGCCGGCGTCCTTGATCCCCGTGAAGATGAGGACGTTCTTACCCAGGATTTCCGACTTCGCCGTCGAGCTGCTCTGATAGCGCTCCGCATTGATGAGCACATTGGAAATGCCGAGCGCTGTGGCGATCTCCGCTTCGGTGAACTGCCCCGCCCGCGCCAGTGACCCAGCCGTGAGCTGGTTCTCGTAGGCTGTCTGCCGCGCCAGATGAGCCGCGTCGCCATAGGCCACGTTCTGCGGGTAGAAGCCCGTCGTGTTCGCCAGCGTGATGACCCGCGTCCTGATGTCCAGGTCTGGGTTGCTTGCCGCATCCCAGGTGACCGCGTCCGCCGTCGCCGCCGCCGTGAAGGTATCCACCGCTTCGAGCACGGTCGCCCGGTTGAGCAGGTCAATCAGCCATTTCGTGTGCGTCTGCTGCCACTCCGGCTTGTCCTTCAGCTCATCCCGGTCCAGAATCACGGACAACCCGCGATTCGGCGCTTGCAGGTCGCTCTTGGCCGCCGTGCGCTGCCGCACTTCGGCAAAATCCGCCAGGATGCCGCGTTTAATCCGGTTGTAATCCACCGTTTCCCACGGCTCGTTTTCGTTATAGGTCGTCAACCGGAAAATCCGGCTGCTGCTCGGCCTCGGCGGTGCCAGGAAATCCCGCAACCGCGCCAGCCCGTTGCCGACCATTGAATCGTAGCTCGCGGCAAAAGCCGTCAGCTCTTCGATGTTTTCCGTCTGCCGCAGCAACGAATCATTGGGCAGACAGATCGTGCCACTCGGCATTCCCGCCCAGTCGTTGCTCAGCACCACGCCGCTCTGCATAAACGCCAGGCCCGCGCGCGTGTTCGCCAGTGCCAGGGGTATGTCAATTCTATTCATGTTCTTTTCTTTCTTCGACTTTAGACTTCAGACTTTAGACTTTAGACTTCGGGGGTTATGCCGGATTGGCGAGCGACCAGCTTCCCAGCGACGCCACGGTCACCAGGTAAGGCGTGCACGGGACGAAGGAGACCTCCGCCAGGGCGGCGACGGTTTTATTGCACCGGCCAATCACGTAGTAATTCGCGCCCGCGGAAATGAGCGACAGGTCCTGGACCTTGCCCGCTGCCGCCGGTGTCACCAAGTGATCGATCGTGATGGCTGTTGCGGCCATCCCGATCTCGAACCCTTTCCGGAGCCCGAGGCGACGCACGTTCACCAGATCCGCGTCCTGGTAAGGTGAATCGCTCGAAATGCCCATCGGCAGATCGCTCGCCGTGCAGATGTCGCAGAAATTCGCCCCGCCCGACCCGCGCTTATAGAGCAGGTAGCGGCTGGACACCGGCGCTGTGCCAGCGTTGATGATCAGCGTCTCGACCCCATGTTCGTTCATCAGGGCCAATTCATTCGGCAGGGCGAACCCCGCCGGCTTCGTCAGGCGATCCCAGGTCGCGGCCAGCGTGCCAAGCACGGCCACCATTAATTGTTTGATTCTCTTCATGTTTCGATTCTTGCTTTCTGTTTTCTGCTTTCTGTTTTCTGCTTTTGTCTGCTGTTACTTCGTTTTGGTTTTAGCCTCCGCCGCCTTCTTAGCCGTGTCGTACTCCCGCTGCCGTGTGATCACCGCGACTGCCTGCCCCCGCGAAAGCCCCCGCGCCATCTTGGCCGAGATCAATCCCTCATCCGCGGTCCGTTGCGTCTTCTCCGCCTCCAGCACGGCCACCCGCGCCTTCAGCCCCATGTTCTCGTGTGCCATGTCCACCGGCGGCGTCCGTGCCACGCGGCGGCTGTTTCCGAGCGCTTGAACCCCCGCATTCTCGGGCGCCAGGTCCGCCGCCGGCGTCTGTGTTTGTTTCTCACCCATATTTTTGATTCCTGTTCGACTTTAGCCTTTAGCCTTTAACCTTTCTTCGGCGTCAGCTTCTGCGCCAGCCCCTTGTATTCCGGCTTCTTCATGACCGCCGCATGCGCCCGCACCGGGTCCTGCCCGTTGGCGATGAGTTCGGCCTTGAACGCCGTGTCGTACTGCGCCCGCGTCTCCTGCTCCTCATTGCTGAGGGCAGCCGACTGCTTGCCACTTACCGACGTATTGTTGCTGGTCGTCTTGGTGGCCGGCTGTTTGGCGAGCAACGCCTCGGCGTCCTTATCGAAGTCCGCCGAATTCTCCAGCGCCGTCACTTGCCCCTCGCGCTCCGCCATGGTCAGGATCCCGCGATGAATCGCCAGGTCCGTCGTCGCCTCGGCCCGGCCCTTGCGCTCGGCCTTGCGCGCCGATTGCTCGTTTGCCAGCGCCGTCGTCGCCTGGTCCGCCCGGCTCTTCTCCGTGTTGCGCTCGTTTTCCAGCGCCGTGATGCGCCCGCCCAGCTCGCTCTTTTCGTTGCCGAGCGCGCTGATTTGACCCTGCGCCGCCGTGGCCGCGGTTTGCACCGCGCTCATGACGACCTGGTCGCTGCTGTCAGGACTCAGGGTGACACCCCGGCCCGCCAGCCATCCAATCATTATATTCTTCATGCTTTATCTTTCGTTGTTGTTTGTGTTCTCTGGCTGCGCTCAGACGCCGCCAAAATCATTACTTGCCGAATCGGCCCGCCCGGCTCGCGTGATACTGCGCCATCTTCCGGTGCATCTCCGCCGTCTCGCCGTTCCCAGCCTTGTCCTGCGCCGCGGCGGCCTTCAAATGCGCCTTCGCAGCCGCTTCATGGCCACCCTTGCTGTTCGCATCCGCCGATGCCGTGTGCGCACTGCGGCTCGCTTCGTTATGCGAGCCATGCACTTCGGCGCCCGTGGATTGATTCCCGTGAAACTCGTTCGCCAGCACGGCCAGCAGCTGCCCATCCGTCATTTCGTTCTGAATGGGCACGCCCTTGGCAATCAGGCACCCAATGATCTGTTCGCGTAACATGTTTTCCTTGTCGTTTGATTGTTTTTCTTGCCCTGATTGTTCCTCGGGGGCTGCATTGGCAAGGCTCTCAACCCCCGAAATGTTTGGATAAGGCGTCAACGCCACCGAAATCAGCTTGAAGGGCCGGCAGCGGATCGCCTTGCCATCTGATTGGCCATTGGCGATGGGTAAGACCCACCAGAATGCGCTGGGATACTTGAAACCCGCCTCGACTGCCTCCGCCCCCTCGTTATCCAGGGCAAAGTGCGCCTCGATGCCACGCTCGCCCTTGCGCACCTGGTCCACGACGCCAATCTTGATCTTTTGCGCCTCGTTCGATACCGCCGCCGGATCGGCATCATTCAGGTCGCCGTGCCCCTTGAACGTGGGAATCCCCACCAGCGCCCGGCGCAGCTTGCGGAAAAATGAATTCTCCTTGGCCAGCAGCGCGTCCGCCGATTCGTTATCCAGCACCTGGATAAACTGCTGCTCCTTAATCTGCCCGTCCTCGCGGTAAACCCGCGTCTTCGGATGCTCGCCAAACGGCGCGATCAGCGCCCAGCCATCCGCGTCGATTTCCCCGTTCCCCAGGGCTAGTTGCAGGACGATGTCAGGATTTGTTGATTTCATGTTTTTGTCACTCCCCGTAAAACCCCCTGTTGCAGGATCTGTTCGAGCACCCGTAGCGAGCGGGGATCCGCCTGGATGTCATTAGCCAGCGCATCCCAGTCGCGCATCAGATCGTGCAGCTTCGTCTTGAAAATCCCGTCGTCTTTGATCCCGCTGACCTTCGCCAGCCGCGCCAGCATCGGCTCGATGTCGTGTGCGACCGCGGCCGCAAATACCTTTACTTCCGGCTGCGTCTTGTCTTGCGGGAGGGCGTAGCCGAGCGATGGCATCGGCAGCGTCTGGCCGTCCGCACCTTTCGGCAGCAGGCCGGCCCGGCTCCAGAAGCCGCCGGCATCCACCTGCGTATCCGGCATGGCCGTGCTGGCCGTTTGGCTTTCGGGATTCTTATCCGGATCAGCGCCCGCGGCGATGGGAGCTTCCTCCAAAGCCGGCTGCGTCTTGCGGTCCGCCGCGGCGGGCGGGCCTTTGGCGCCTTTGACCTTGCCGCCGTTGGCGGGCGCGGGCGGCGGATTCGGCTTCGGTTTCTGCTGTCCGGCATTGGGCTGCTTGCCATTCGGGCCGGCGGGTTTCGCCTCCGGGTCTTCGCCGGGCATGGCGGGCGCCTGGGCCGGGATCAGCACCGGCTCGCCCGCCTCGGGCTGGCGCCAGCGGAAACGGCCATAGACTTCGCTCAGAGCGAGCCTCAGACCCATCGGCACCAGGGCTTGCGCGCTGGCCAGGTCGTCGCTCGTCATGTCTTCGAGCGGCGGCATGAGCGCGAACCAGGCCCGCGGCTGCTGGTTGAACAGGTAGCGGATCACCGGCACATCAATCCGGTCATTCGCATACCCCGTCAGCCACTTGCAGTCCCGCACCAGGTAGATCCCGCTCTCTTCCTTCTGCACGCTCGCCCCGACCGGGCTCTTAGACGATTGCCCCGGCTGGCTGGCGCTTGACCGCGAGCCCGTCGCCAGATCCACTCCCCGGTAACACTTCGCGTACAGCCCGTTGATCATCTCGATAATCGGCTGGAAAGGCAGCGCATTCTTGGCCGCCTGGTCGAGGAACTTGAAATCCACCCCGCGGTTATGGAGCACCACGCCGTCATTCGCGATGGCCTCGAGCGCTTCCACGGCCTGGCCCCATTCCGGCGAGTCCTTTTGCGCGTCCGTGATTCCCTCGAGGAACCCGCTGCCATAGCGCGTGCAGAACAGCAGCCAATCCCGCAGCGCGAAATGTTTCATCGCAAAGGCCATCGAAAGCGGCCGCATCCAGCCCAGCCCCACGCAGGTCAGCCATTCCCCCGACACGCAGGGCACCCCGTACATGTCGAAAATGTGCTGCAAATAGCCGAGGTAACCCCGACGCGACTCGAAAAACCAAACCGGCGTATGCCGGAACTCCGCCGTCACTTCCATGGCCGCCGGATTATCCACCCGCATCAGCATCTCGTGCACGCTGTAGCGGTAAGAGTGCGCCGACGCCATCTGGTAAATCAAATGGTCGGCATTCCCGCAAACGTCCTGATCCAGCGCCTCAGTCACTTTCAGGTGGTCGTAGAAGTATTGCAGCGCCGCCGCGTGCTTATCCCCGTCCGGACTGCCATCGCTGACCACTTTCCAGCTCATGCCGGCCAGGTCCGCCGCCCGTTTGTCGGCATTGACGGCCAGTTCCCCGTCCCGCTCCATCATTACTTCCCACGTCTTGCCCACGACGCGCATCTCGCCGATCCGGAACGCATTGAGCTGCGAGGCCAGCATCTCCATGTCCAGCTCCGGCATCGGCGAATATTTCAGCCGAATCGCCCATTCGATCCGCGCCTGGTTGAATTGGCTGGTGCCGTTAAGGTTCACAGGCCTCCCAAAGGTTGAAATTCCGCCATCCCGCACCCAGAAGACTTTGGACGCGGGACATTGGACTTTGGACTGTCTTCTCAACACTTGTTAATACCCGTTTAACGCTCGATGTGCTGCGTCGGAACCCCTCCCGGCATGGATTGCACCCCAAACGCCCCCCAACGCGTCCTAGCGCCTCCATCGGCCTTCGGATTTCGGCCTTCGGCCTTCTTTCGGACTTCGGACTTCGGACTTCGGACCTCACAACAGCACCTTCCCGGAATACTTTCCCATTCCCATCCCCGACATTGGCCGCTGCGAGATATTCCTGGGCCGCGAAAACTGCGCCGGCCCCGTTCCCGCTCCCGCCGCCCGGATCGCCAGCGCAAACGCCCAGAAATGATCCGCATGCCCCGCCTCATCCCGCACCGCCGCGATGCTCACCCGTCCGCCCGGCGAGGTCATCTTCTCCGGCTTGCGCAAATCGTCCACCGCCTCGATGTCCAACTCGACCTCGATGGTGATCGTCCGGTCCTCGAACACTCCCAGCAGGTCCGTCGCCATGATCTCGGTCACTCGGGCCGTTTCCGTCTTGCGCCCCTCGGCCCGGATCCGGTCGCTAATCGGTTCCGTCGTGGAAAAGTTTATCCCCTGGACCCGGTAGTCGCCCCACTTCTCCTGTGCGTACTCCACCAGGCCGAGCCCGATGCCCGTCATATCAATGCAGCACTTCCGGTATTTCGGCAGCGCGCACACCATGTCGAGCTGGGTTTGTTGCGCCGGCAAACGCATCCCGGACATTCGCAGCATCGCGATAATCCTCCGGCTCAGCCCCTCGCGCTCGATCACCGCGAAAACTGATATGTCCCGGTTGCGACCAATATCCCCGCCCAGGAAAAGCTCGCCCCGGGCCCGGAACATTCGCGCCATCGAGACTGCGCTCCACTTCTGGTCGTCGATCGGTATCCCCTCACGCTGCGCCTGCTGGATCAGCTCATTCGTCAGCAGCGCCATGTTCTCATCATTGAACTTGCACTCGTAGTTTTGGTCATAGGCCCGCTTGTCCAATGCCTTAGCCCGCGCCTGCTCTGGCGTAATTGGCTTGCGCGTGTTCGGGTCATACACCTTCACCCCCATCTTGTGCGCCTCCGACCGTGTCACGCGGCACACCCGGAAGCCCAGCGCCGAGATAAACACCGTCCCGTCATTCGGCCCGTCGCCAGCCGACATCCGGTAAAACATATTGTGCTTCCCGTTCCCCGTGCTCGCGATGCGGCACAGAAACTCCGGGTTGCTCGACAGAATCGGCTCCGCTGCCTCCCAAATCGCGTTGCTGTCCTCATGGAACGCGAATTCATCCAGGATCAAATCCCCGCTGAACCCGCGCGCGGTCCGTGGATTTGCCGCCAGAACCTTGATGCGCCCCGTCCGCGTCCGCCCGCCCACGGTCAGGGTGACCCGGCATTCCATGCGCATGTTTTCGTACGTGATGTCCGGTGAGGTGTCCTCGCTCACCATCATCAACCCCATCTTATTGCATACCTCCGCGCACTTGATATTGAACTCCGCCCCGTTGTCCCTCGAGTTGGACAGCACCGTAATCAGCCAGGAATCGTACCGCTGCAACTGCGACAGCAGCCGATCCACCGCCCACGATGCCAGCGTGAAACTCTTCCCGATCTGCCGCGACCAGTGGAGAATCAGGATGCCCGACTCGCGATCCATGAACGCTGGCAACTGGTAGCGCCGGAACTTGATCAGCCCCGGCACGCCAAATTCCACGGGGGCGTTTGGTACTATCACCAATAAGCCGCCGGCCGTCGCCTCACCCGCGACCGCCCCCGCTCTTTTTTTAGAGTTCTTTTTCACTGTATCCGTGAAATCCGTGTAATCCGTGGTCAACCCGGAGCCGCTCCAAACAGCTTCAGCCGTATCTGCTGCACCTTCTCCACCTCGCTCAGCCCCGTATCGGTCGCGATCACCTTCAGCGAGGGCAGCACCGCCAGGCATGCCGACGCGGCATTGAACTCGAATTTCTCCCGCGCCAGCGATAGGTCCTGGTTCTTGGCTTCCAGCTTCGAGAATTCCAGCACCGGCTGAAGCAACTGCACCACCAGCTTGAGCAACGAGGGATCGCAGTCCGGCTGCGTCGAGACCTTCATGATCAGCGTCTTGAGCAGCGCGATAATCGTCTTGAGCCGAGGCTCCGGGTTCTTCTCGTACTCCGCCTCGACGATCTTGCAAGCCCGCGCCCCGCTCGCAATCTGGGCGAGCAATCCCTCCTCCATTCGCGCCCGCTGCCGCGAAGCCCACCACACAGACAACCGCCCCAATGAAACGCCGCATCCCTCCGCCGCCAGCAATTCCTGCGCCTCGGCCAGCGTCTTGCCCGCCAGAAACCATTCCTGCAACCTTTCGGCGTAGGCATCCAGTTTGCTCGCTTTGGTCTTCACGCTTCACGTTTCATGTTTCAGAGTTGCTTCGCTCGTGCCTCCCCTTTGACCGTCAGAGCCCACGATACGCTCTTATCCAGCCCGTCTTCGATGCCGATCGTGAACTTATCGCTCTCCAGCTCGCGCAAGGCCTGGTGAAAATCACTCAACAGCAGCGACGGCTGCACCCTACGGCACCAATCCTCAAGCAGAGCGTCCAGTTGGGGGGTCCCCCCTGCCTCCAGGAGGGCCTTCAGAATAAAACGCTTATAATTAATGATTGGGTTCATCGGTGTTGCAGTAGATAGTCGAGTTTCTCATCCATCCTATTGAGCTTATCGGTATGCAGCGCCGATGCCTGTTTCAGGCCGCCGACGATTCCCGAGAATGCGGTGAGCTGGGCTTGGAGGACGGTCGCATCCTCCTTCCTTTCCCTTCTCAGGTCCCGCACCTCCGTGCTTAGTGCCGCCGCCGCTCCCCGCTCGATTCCGCCCATTTTGGCGAACAAATCACGAAACCCCGTCGTCATCTGGTCATGCTGGCGCTCGCAGGCCGTCTTTGTCACATACCGGTCCGCCGCCTCCGCCGCGACTTCCGACGCTGCCGGCTTCCCTCGCAACTCCTTAATCAACTTAATGAATAGGAGTGCGGTCATTATTATGACCACGAGACAGGCTAGCCAGGAGGCAATCGCCAGCGGAATCGAATCGCCCACAGTCGCTGCAACAGAAGAAAGTGTGTTAGTCATCTTTGTGCCCTATGCGTTCTTTTCGGTTAATCCCTTTAGGTGCTCGACGTACCGGCTCACCGGATGATCCTCGATCAGCTCAATGTGTCCCCGCTCATAGCCCCAAAACGTCCCCCAAAGGTCTGACAGCCCCTTCGCCCACAGCGGCGGATCCATTTCCACCCCGCCAAAGCTGGACATAAACGCCTCATGCCCCACGTGCCGGTAGCCCGTAATCCAGGCCAGCAGTCGCGCGACGATGTCTTCCTCATGCACCCAGCGCGTGGTGATGTCGCCCAGCGTTTGCAGATCAAAATTCGCCTTCTGCGCGTTGTAGGTCCGCCGCCAGCCCGCGTCCCCGATCCGTGGGCCGCCGAACGTGTGCACCGCCGCCACCGGCCGCCCGCACCGCGCCAACTGCCACGCCAGGATCTTCGCCTCGTCGGCGCCCTTGCTGTGTCCGCAAAGCACCACGGGCGCCGGCAGCGCCGTTTGATCCAGCTTCAGCACCTGGTCGAGGATGGAATTCGCACTCTTCCAAAACCCCGCGTGTACCCGGGCGATCCCCAAATCCACCAGCCCGATTTCCAAATCCGTCACCACATCCCGCAGTGAATCCGATCCTCGGCAGGCGATGATATTGACCTTTTTCCACCACGGCGGCCCCATCACCAGCGGGACCTGGAGGACGTGGCAGAGGTTATTCTCGATGGTCACCATCGAGTAACTGCGCGCCGCCGCCCCCACGCATTGCCAGGCCAGCTCTAAATCCTGCGTTGTCAGCTCACGTTTCACGGCCCTATCCGTCCCATCACTCCCATCACTCCCACCAGAAAAAGGGCGGGACCGAAGGTACATCGGAGGTACGACAGCAACCCCCAGGCCCGCCATTTCCAGTGCCCGCAAAAGCTCATACCCGCCCGATGCAGCTTGAGTAAAGTGACAACGGCCCGACCGAGAGAATCGCGATCCCTAGCTCAGGATCCACGCTGTCACCGTTCCCAGCCACAAAGATGCTGCATGGGTCCGTCGGAATCGTTGCCGGGTCGGTCAGGACCGAGGCCTGCACATAATTCCCCTGCGCCCAGGCGGCTTGGAGCTGCACCAGCGTCCCCAGCTTCGGATTCCAGACATTGAGCCCGCGCTTGAGTGTTATCGTTCGTTGTATGTTCATAACAGTTTGTTTCGCCTTCGCTGTTCAATTCGGCTGGTAAGCCGGGTCGCCCGTTTTCGCCAGAAGGGCCGCGCGATAAGCGGTTTCCTGGGCGTCAGTCCATTCGCCGGCTTGCTGGGCGGCGGCTTTGAGGCTTGTGATCCAGGCGATGAATTGAGGAACTCCCTGCTCGATGAGCGGTAGGAGGGCGAGGCCGAGTTGGATGGCTGCTGCTGTTCCCATAAATTTAGTGAGTTGCGGTCGTTACGATGTTGGACCAACTGGTGGATTGTCCGATGGCCGTGTTGAGGACGGACCACGCGGACCAAAGGGCGTTGGAGTTACCCGTTGTTTTGGATAGTTTATAGGCGACTTTGAGGTCGTCCACGTTCAACTGCATGACGACGCAGCGCGGGCAGGGAATGCACGTCCCGCTTGCCGCGGCGCAATAAGTGACTGGGGTCTTGAGCCACTCACAGAACTGGTAGAAGGGGGCGGCATTCGTTTTCCAGTAGGCGGGGCTGGCGAGTTCGACGTTAAGGATCATGTCAAAGGTGGCAGCGGCGGCCGTCTGGGATTGCTCGACGCGGACGACGAAGGGATCGGCGCCGGGACTAAGCGCCACACACCCAATGAACAGCGCCGCCGCCGCCGCCACGATTCCAACCACCGTTCCCATCTGTCTTATTCTTGTCTTCATTTTGATTTCAGATTTTCAGCATTTGGAAAAAGGGGTTCCGGCGACCACCACCACCACCACAGAAGGGCATCTCTCCCGGCAGTAGTTTGGCCGTCCGGCCCCCCAGAGTTAATTGCGAACTGCCCGGCTTTGCGCCCTCAGCCTTCACCGTGTTTTTCGTTGCTTCTGGATGCCGCAGATTCACGCGTGAAAAGTTAGCAGGCGCTCAAAGGCTATGGTGGCATTCCCCTCTTTCTCTGTTCTGAACAAGCTGAGCCTCCGCATAGAGGCCGATCAACTTCGTTCCTTCCGCATGTTTGCCTGGCATGGAAATCGTTTTAACACCCCTCGAAAATAAATGCAACTATTTTCGCAAAGTGTTGACACGATGTTAAAAGGAGTTTAATACCGTGGCCAATGATACAGCGAACAGTGAAACGCGGGGCCTACCGAAAGACTGATTACGCCTTTATTGGCGCTTGGATTCCGGTCGAGTTGCTGGGCCTTATGGATGATTTTATCCGCACCCAGGATTCGGATCGGTCGAAGCTAATTCGAAGAGCGCTGGAGGAAAAGCTGCGCAACGGAAAGAAGGAGCCTGCATGATTGTGCGCGCGCGGGCCTTGATGGTGCCGGAAGAAATCTCCGGACGGGTGGCTTGGATGGACCTACCTATAGAACTCTCCGCCGCGCGCGCCCCTTCCCTTTCACGCTCCACGCTCCACGCTCCACGCTCCACGCTCCACGTCCCGTGATCGCTCCCGTGCAACTCCCCCTCCCTCGCCTCGCCGACCCGCGTTACAAGGGTCCGCTTTGCGCCATCGAGACGGCGAAGGACCTCCTGGGCCGCAGCGAAGATGAGATCGGTCTGTTGGTTGACGGTGGCCAGGTGGTCGCCTTCGACATTCGCAGCCCCGGCGCCGCCCGGCGCGATTTGCGCATCCTCACCGCCAGCATCAGCGAGTTCAACCGCGACAGCGGCAGCGAAGATTGGGTTTCGACTATCACCCCCGCCCAGGCCGTTGCCCTGGTGATGCGCGGCTTCAAGACCGACAAGCCGTACGTGACCGGCAAGGAAATCAAAGCCGTGTTAAACTGTGGCCGCCAGCACGGCGTCAACCTCGTATCGAGCAAAGTTCTCCCGCAAATGCCCGGCACCAAATACCGCCGCGGCCCCAAAGGCTACGCCCTGATTCCGCGCCCCGACTTCGTCCAGTTCCTAACCCACCGCCTCGAAGGCTCCATCTAATGAACAGACTCACGAAACTCCCGCCCGCCTGGCACTCCGAAGCCGCCGTCCAGCTCGGCACCATGTTCGCCGCCACACATACCCTTTTCCTCGATGCCACCCGTAAAGCTGTATTTCTCGGCATCTTCCTCCAGTACATCAAGCAGCGCGGTAAAGAAGATGGCTCCATTCCACACGGAGCATTTCGTCCCTGGGTCTCCCGCAATCTGCCGCAACTGAACTATGACACCGTTACTGTCTATCTGTCCATTGGGCGCGGAATCATCGAAACCAGGATGTTCAAAATAAGGGATTATCCGTTATTTGCCCATGATGGTAAACTTCCTGCAAACGTAGAAAAGCTAATAGAAGGCAAGACCCAGCGCCAACTTTGCCTCGAATTCAAACAGGGTAAACTCGACGATGACGACGAATCCCATCCCTGCGCCGGCCGCCGCCGCGGCGAAGGTGGCCGCCGCGCCCTCACCATAGATGAGACCGCCGCGGCGTTCCGAAAGGCGGCTGTCAAAGATTGGAACAAGCTCGAAATGTCCCTCGCAGCTTACGGCGCAAACTTCACCTTCCTCCCCGACGAACATCGCATCGAAGCTCAGGCCGCCGTCCTCAAAAAGCATCTCCGGATCCGCCGAACCTGGCTCAACACCCCGGCCGCCAAACGCGACGCCACTTTCCTCGATCAACTCCGGAGAACACTTTGATCCTATGGACCTAATACCCAACGCCGATATCAACCTTTACCTCGGGCTGCCCGAGGGCGTCCGCACCGAGGTCAATCTTTGGCACCGAGCACTTCTGGACATCTCCCCGCCCGGCGTCGGCAAATCCCTCGCGGCTATTGCGGCGCAGTTCGGCACCAGCCCGGAAACTGCCCGCCGCAAATATGACGCTCTCCACCACCACGGCTGGCGCGGCCTCATCAACCGCTCGCGCTTGCCGCAGCGCACCCCGACCCATACTGAAGAGTTCCTCGAATGGTGGCGCGACCTATATAGTATGTACCAGCGCAACGCCAAGGCCGCGTACAGGGAGTTCTGCCGCCGCTATCTCGCTCGCGAGCACATCCCTGGCCTGAGTCCCGATCTCAACCGCGGATCCATCCCCACCGGCTATGGCTACCACAACCTCATGCGCTTCAAACCCACCCGCTTTGAAGTCGCCGCCATGCGTCGCGGCCTCGCCTGCGCCATCTCCGAGCACGGCCCCAAGATCTTCACCACGCGGGCCGACCTCTGGTATGGCAGCCACTACATGATTGATGACTTGTGGCACGATAATTTCGTCGTCTTCGGCAAACAAATCGTCCGCGTCCTGGAGCTTGACCTACTCGACGTGTTCAGCGGCGCCCTCGTCAACTTCGGCTGCAAGCCCCGGTTCCAGCGCGAAGACGGCACCTTCGACAACCTCAAAGAGAAGTACGCCCGCCTGCTGGTCGCAAAAGTCCTCTGGAGCGAAGGCTATTCCCCGCGCGGGACCGAGATCGTCGCGGAGCACGGCACCGCCGCCGTCAACGAGCGCGTCGCGGCCATCCTCCACAACGCCACTGGCGGTCTCGTCACCGTCCGCCGCTCTGGCATCGTCGGCCACGAACAAGCCATTATCGGCTGGTCCGGTGAAGGCCGTGGCAACTTCCGGTTCAAAGCCCCGCTCGAATCACTCCGCAACCTCAAACACAACGAGCTTGCCAACCAGGCCCAAATCCCCGCCCAGACCGGAAAAGATGTCGAGCACCGTCCCGAGCACACCCACGGGCAGTTGCGCGAATGCAGCGAGTGGCTCAAGATCATCACCGTCCTCGGCCAGGATAATCCCGCCCGCGCCGCCCAGATCCAGCTCAATCTCCTCGACTACCACGCCCATTTTTTGCCCATATTAATCACCGTTTACGACGCCATTAACCGGCGCACCTGGCACACCCTCGAAGGCTGGCACGCCGCCGGCAACATCGTTACCGGGTACCGCACCACCCCGGCCCTCGGCACCTCCGATCCATCCGACCAGGTCAACCACTCCGAACTCACCGACCAGCAATTCCGCGCCCTGCCGGCCCCCGCCCAGGAAATCCTCAAGCTCGCCGCCCAATCCGATCCCCGCTACCTCTACACCCGCAAACTTTCCCCGCACCAGGTGCGCGCGCGCGATCGCGGCTCCCTCACCACTCTCCCCTCGCCCATCGTCGCCGAGTTGCTGGGTCCCGACTTCGCCCGCGAATTGAAAGTCGAAGGTGCGTATTTCGCTCCGTTTCAGGACGCCGAAATCGCTCCCGAACCCTTGCTTTACGAGTCCGCCATCACCGCACCCGACGGCACGCGCCAGCAACTCCCCGAGGACACCTTCCAGGTCACCGTCAACCCCTTTGACCCGTCCGCGATTTTCGTCTCCGACGCGCGCGGCATCTGCCTTGGCGCCGCCCCCCGCGCCGCCCGCGTTGACCGCTCTGACGAGGAAGCCCTGAAACGCGCCTTCGGCCATCGCAACCAGCGCCTGGCCGAAATGAAGCGCCCACTGCTCAGGCGCCATGCCGAGCTGGTCCGCGAACAGAATCGCCGCCTCGATAACAACCTGGCCGTCCTCGCCGCCGCGCGCGACCCCGACGAAGCTTTAGCCGCGTCCATCGACGCGGATTGACCACCAAACAAACACCACAGAAAGGGCATCACATGGACTTCATCACACGGTCCTATACGGAAGAGGCCGGTAAGTTGCAAGAAGATGGACCAGAATTGGTCATCAGCGCCCAGACAATTGACGACGTGCGCGAGGCCTTAGTCCCTTTCTCGAAGCTATACAATTGTCCAGTCCTATTCATCACTCGCCAACGAGCAACTCCCCCAACTGTCATCTCCCCCAACTGTCAAATAGCATGAACTCCTTCGCCGAAAAATCTCTCCCCCCCAGCGACCGCGACGAAACCCCCGACTGCGACCCTGCTCTCATCTCCGCCCTCAAAGCCACCGGCCTCAGCAATGCCGAACTCGGCCGCGGCATCGGTTACAGCGCCGGCTACGTCAATATTTACCTCAACAATAAGTTCAACGGCGACCTGCCGGCTATCGAAGCGCGCATCCGCGAATGGCTCCGCGACCGCAACCTCACCCGCACTACCGGAGTCACGACGGTCGACACTGAGGCCAGCCGCTACCTTTGCCGGAAACTCGAAGAGGTGCGCCTCAACCGCGCCCTGGCCGTCATCACCAGCCCGGCTGGCACCGGCAAGTCGCGCGGCCTCGGCCTGTACCTCCAGACTCATACCCTCGCCATTGCGTTCCGAGTCACCGCCATGCACACGGGCCTCTGCGCTCTCGCAGACGACCTCTGCCAGGCTGCCGACATCCAGCCCCAGCGCCGCCGGAGCAAAAATGCCAAAGGCCCCGCCGAACCCCGCAAACGCCGCTGGGATTTGATCGTGGAAAAATGCACCAACAGCGACCGCCTATTGATCGTGGACGATGCCCACGAACTCGGGCCCCCCGCTCTGCAATGCTGCGTCGATTTTCACGAGCAAACCGGCAACCCGGTTGTCCTACTCGGCCTGCCCGTCCTAAAGAAGCGGCTCCTGACCGATGCGCGCCGCGCCAGCCGCGCCGACGAAGCCCCCGAGATCCCCCTCAAAGACCCGCGCCCCCTCATTGAGCACCTCGTCAAAGAACTAGCCCCCGACGCCAATGGAGACCGCGACGCGCTGATCAGCCTGTGCCTCCAGGTCGTCGCGCACGACGGAGCCTTCCGCGCCGTCGAGAAACAGCTTCAATACGCCGCCCGCGCCCGCAAGAAGAATTCCGACCGCACCTGGCCCGCCGCCTTCCGCGCCGCCCACAAGCGCTTGCTGCGCTCCTATACCCTCAACTAAACACTCAACACTCAACACTTAAAACTAATGACCGCTCTCTCCGCTATCGCTCCAACCACTGCCGCCCTTCACCGACACGTCGCCCGTGCTGCCACCAAAACAAATCCCAACCCTGAAGGGGTTGCATCTTCGCTCCTCAAATACGTCATTCTTCGCGACGCCACCGGCGCCGAACACATCATCATTTTCAGCGCCGCCATCCAACACAGTGCCATGGTCCACTACGATTGCGCGACCGTCGCCGCCGGCTTCATCCTTACCCTCGACGATCTCCTCTCCGTTCCGGACATCGGCAGCGACACTCTCGGCATCGGCCCGCGCAAAAAGGATAAACAACTGATCGCCGCTTTCCTCGGCCTCACCACTTAGCACTAAACACTCAACACTCAACGAAATATGACTGCCACCGAATACAATAAACTCAACGACCTCCTCTCCCAATTCTCGACCCTCACCGCCGCGCTCGAAGGAGCTGAAGCCGAGATCAAAACCGTCCAACTCGCCGCCGCCCAGGAGCTGCTCCCCAAACATGCCGCTGCCAAAGTCGCCCTCGCCAACCTGGAATCCCAAATCCGAAAGCTGAGCGACACCCTCTACGTCGAGCTATTTCCCGCCGACAAGCGCTCCCACAAAACGCCATTCGGGGAAATCGCTTATACCAAGTCCACCACGCTGGATTTTGATGACCCAGATGAAGTCTCCCTCCGGATCGACCGCGCAGGTGACGAAGAAGAAGCCTATGCCGCCAGCGAAAAACGCGCGCCTCTCTTCACCGCTAAACAGCTTCTGCGCGTGAAAGTAACCCCGAACATTGAAGCCCTGGAAACGCTGCCCGACGGGATACTTCACCTCTTCGGCGTGCGTCGCGTCCACACCGACAATTTCAAGATCAAGCCCTTCGCCATGAAAACCGACAAGCCCGCCAAGAAGCCCGCCGCCGCCTAGTCATTCATCATTCATAATTCATCCTTCATAATTCGCATGATTCCCATCAATCACATATCTCTCGATTACGCCCGCGAAATCAACGCCGAACTCGCCGCCGCCCGCCAAGCCAAGCGCCGCGAAGTCCAGGCCCATCAGATCAAGCGCGACCTGGCCTGGCTCTTTGCCTTGACCGGTTTTACCACCTGGTGTGTCGGCCTCGGCTGCTTATTGGCCTCCTGCCCAAACACCTGGTGCGCCATCGGCGCCGGTCTGTCCGCACTGTTGGGCATCGAATCAGCACGATACCTGTTAACCCGCCGTTAATCGCCTATCGGCTATGATTTCCAGCACCATCTGCACCGCCCGGCGGCGCGCGGAACAGGCCGGCCGGGATGTATCCCAGTTCCCCCCACGCGTCCGCACCCGCGGCGAGCACCGCCCGGCCCTCAATCCCAAGGACCTAGACCGAATCGTTCAGATCGCGGACCTCATCTGCGACCGCTACCACGTGACATTTGAGGACCTGGAATCCCATGACCGCCGCGAGCGCCTGCTCTGGCCACGTCTCCTGGCCATTGGTCTGTCCTGCCGCGAAACCACGGCCAGCCTTCGCCATTTGGGGCTCCTATTCAACCGGCACATCGGATCGATCTGCTACTGCTCGCGCGCCCTCCAGGACCGCCTCGACTCGTACCCCCAATCCTGCAACGAATACGCCTCCCTGGTTTCCGCTTTGACATTCAACACCAAACTCAGCAGCGAGCGGGCCGCTGAGCAACAACAACAAACAGGAGCGGACGCCCGCCGTCTGCTGAAGTGATTGTTATGAGCGCAACGAACACTGAATTGTTGGAACGGGTGAACGAACTGGAAGTCCGAGTCAAAGAACTCGAAGCGCACTTGACAGCGGTTTGCCGACTGACCGTGGAAGACGGGAACAAGAAGATCGTCGAAACCATGAATAGTGCGGAGGCTGCGGTCACTCATAACACCTTGCTCAGCGACCGGCGCGGAGCCGGTTCGGTGAAGTGAATCGTTATGCTTAACTTCAAGCCTCTTGTAAAACGAGTCCTGGAAATCTGCCGCGACCACGGCCATGCACACCTGCCTGGCACTTTGAGCGCGTTGCAGGTCATGGCCCCAATCTTCGCGCACCTCGACCCACAAAGGGGCGACGTGTTCATATTGAGCAAGGGCCACGCGGCGGTTGCGCTCTACGCATGTCTGGAGTCTCTAGAACGGGGCTACAAGCCAGACCTGCAAAAGACTCACCCTGAGCGCGACCCGCTCAATGGTATCACCTGCACGACCGGGAGCCTTGGGCATGGCCTGCCGATGGCACTGGGCATTGCGCTGGCGAAGCGGATACTCGGCCAGTGCGGTCATGTTTATGTTCTCGTGGGCGACGGTGAATGTCTGGAAGGCACGACATGGGAATCATTATCCTTGGCGCGGGAATGGCGGCTTGCCCCCGGTCTTGAGATTCATGTGGATGGCAATGGCGTCGGCGCCCTCGGCGATCTGCCGGTGAACGTCGCGCCGGGACTCCGCATTCTGTTTCCAGACTTCGTGACGTATCATGCTACCAAGAAAGGTCAGGGTGTGTCATTCTTGGTCGGCACCAAGGACCACAAGCGGGTGCTCACAGAAGCCGAGTATCAAGAGGCAACGGAGGAACTGAAATGAAAACAACTTTTGCAAAGACCCTCACAGAGCTTGCGCTAAAAGACAAGCGCATCGTCCTGCTAACTGGCGATTTCTGTTTCGGGATGTTCAACCAGTTGAAGGCCGAGCGCCCGCTGCAATACATCAACTGCGGTGTGGCCGAGCAGAGCATGGTGGGAATCGCTGCCGGAATGGCCATTGCGGGGATGCGCCCCGTGGTTTACACCATCACGCCATTTTTGGTCCGGCGTGCTTACGAGCAGATCGTACTTGATGTCGATGAGCAGAACCTGCCCGTCGTCTTGGTCGGGTTCGACGATTATCCAAAGGACGGCCCGACGCACCGATGCCCGGAGGCGGAATCGCTGGTGAAGTTGCTCAAGAACACCTATTGGACGCAGCCGACGAATGGTGAAGACGCAAGCTATTGCCTGAAGGACGCGCTGGCCCGCGCGAAACCATCATTTATCCGTTTGAGGAATGAACCCAAACCAGTTGCCCGGCAATGGCCCAAGGACGGCTATGAAGCATAACACACAAGCTGAGCCATGAGGACGATACGACAAATCATGCGCGATGAGCACTGCGGCAGCGCCGAAGCTACGATGATCCAAAACAAGGAGGCTCAGTCCTCATTGGCTCTAGCGGCTGGTTATGCCGTTGGCGATGAAGTCCGCCTCGTGATTAAAGGCATCACAAACAACCGAGAATACAACGGCGCCGGGGAAATCCTGAGCATCACTGGTAACTACGCCAAGGTGCGCTACCGGCAGCCCTGGGCGCGATGGCACAACTGTATGCGCGAAATGATGGTGGACCTGCGAACCTGCAAGAAGATCAGGCGACGGCTCAGGCATAACGCGGCGGGTGAGCCACAGCCGAGAAAACTAAGGACGTAACTATGCCCGACGACCACTCAAAGACCAGCGATCCGGCTGTTGGCTCGACCCGCTTGGTTGGGCGCTCCGGCCTGGAAATAGCAGAATCATGCCGCCGCGAAGGATGGGTGGACGCGTTCCCATCCTGGGTATTGAAAACCAAGGACTGGGTGAAAGTCATCTGGGCTGACGGCACAATAGCAGAGGGTCGCATATCGCCCAACGCCAAGGTGAGAGGCGGCGCGAAGAACCCATGACTATCGACATGCCAGAAGCTGCTGACAGACCGGGACGCCCGCCGTCCTCTCCACCGTCTTGTTCTGCGCCGACCTGGGAACAGTGTGAGGCCAAATTCCGCGAGTACGCCGCAGCCTTCTGGACGGGTGGGGCCGACTATCAAAGACTCGGAAGGGAGTACGACAGGATGCTCGCAGCGTACGACGTGGCGCAGAACGACCAAGGTCAGGCACGGCGCGAAAACCCCAAAGCATGAACACGAAACCGACCACCCAACTGCCAGCGAGCCCGCCGTTGCCTGCACCGCCTGGTTCGGCGTTCCCGCTCCTCCCATACCAAATGGCCTTCATTCAGAGCTGCAAAAACAATCCGGAGGGCTTTCGGAAGCTCCTCCATCGAATGCTTTGGGGGCGCAGAATTTGTGCCGCCTTCTATACTAATGCCCAACACAGAACTCACCGACCGGCGCGGAGCCGGTTCGGTGAAGTGATTTGTTATGCCAAGTGGATTTGGAACGAGATTTGATCGGGCGCAACGGCGCTACGACAACATGCACGATGACCCGAGCTACCAAGAGCTTGTGGCCGAACTCGCGGGACAATGCACCTGCACGCCCGAGAGCGACCGGCCATGCGCCGGACTTCTGGCGGGCGGGCTCTGTGACGACCTGCACATGGAGCGCGAGATAACAGACGAAGACGATGACACTGAACCAGACGATTTATGAGCAAGCAACCGAAATACACCTGTGCTGAGGCAGGAATCCCATATCCCGATTACAAAGGACTCCCGACTCCCCAATGCCGCGCCAAATTCGAGCTTGCCAATGGCGAGTTTGTATCGCGCTGCCACCTGGACCTGGGGCACAAGGGAGCGCATGAGGGTTGGTGCCTGGGTTCAAAGTGTCATTGGCCGCAAGGGTTCACCAGCGAAGAAGAAGTGAACAAGGCGCTCGACGCCTGCATTGTCAAAACCAGAATCGAGATCATCGAACTTGAGAAAGACTTGTAACCGTGAAGTTGGCCAAGAAAGAACTTATCCTGATGGAGCATTTGACCGACTGCCGGGACAAGCTCCGCATAGAAAAACGGGTTGCTGAACACTTGCGAAAAACGCGGGTCGGCCTGCAACGCGCCTTCTCAGAGAAGGTGGACGAACTAAAGCGACGGAATGACCGCCTACGGGAAGAAGTCAGGAAACTGACAGAGGAGCGAGATGACGCGAACTTTACATAACGATCAAGCTCACACATGAGGGCCGCCCAAACAACATCCGAATTGCCTCCGAGCCAAGCGCGGCCCTCATTGTGTGCAGCGATTGGTTGGGCATCACGGACAACTGTAACTGACATAAATACATGAAAACAAAACACCTGAAGTATAAACCACAAATTGGGACATCCTGGGCATTCGTGCGCGAAAACCATGACTGGTCTGGCTGCGAAGTCTCGGTGATCGCCACCAAAGGCAAGAAACTAATCGTGGCGCGCTGCTGCGACGTATGCGACGGGCTGCTCGCGCCCAAAGGAAGCCCCAAACGGAAACTCAAAACATGGACATGCACCGAGGACGAACTATGGTAATGCCCAACGCCAGAGCTGAGGCGCGGCGCGACAACCCCAAAGCATGAGCACTAAAACGACCACAAAACTACCGGCGATCCCGCCGTTGTCCTCCAGCGACTTGTTATACCGGGGAACGTGGACAACGTGTGCGCTCAACGCAGGGGGACGCCTAACCGTCGAACAAGTCATGAAGGGCAAGACGATATTCCGAGCGCAAATGGACTGGCCGGGTGAAAAGCCGGTGCGTGGCAAAATAGCGATGAGCACGCTCGACGCACTCATCAACCTGGAGGCGGCACTGACCGATGACTGTGCGAATGAAATGTTCGAGAGCGGAGCGGTATAACACCGAAGTGAGCAGCGGCGCGAAAACCCCATGACTACCAGCATGCCAGAAACCTCTCGACTGACCGGCGAGCCCGCCGTCTGCTCGACTGATTTGTTAGGGGTCATTATCGGCCCATGCACCCTCTACAATGCCAACGCCGAGGACGTGCTCCCGCAAATCACCGGCGTGGATGCAGTCATCACCGATCCACCATACAGCAGCGGAGGGCAATTCCGGGGCGACCGAGCGCAAGCGCCGTCCTCGAAATACGTGAACACCGACAGCGAAATAACCTGCCGTGTGGAGTTCAGCGGCGACAACCGCGACCAGCGCGCCTTCCTCGCGTGGGCATCCATGTGGCTGCGGGACTGCCACGGATGCTGCAATGCCGGGGCGGTCATCATGGTATTCACGGACTGGCGGCAACTGCCGACGATGACCGATGCAATCCAGTGCGGCGGCTGGGTGTGGCGCAACCTGGTGACGTGGTGGAAGCCGGGCGTGAGGATGCAGCGTGGCCGATTCTCGTCATCATCTGAATACATCGTCTATGGGTCCATCGGCGTGCCGGTGGCGGGCGAAAAGTCGCCGCAAAACGTCCTGCAATACCAGCCAGTCGGAGGCGAGGAAAAGGAACACGTAGCCGAGAAGCCCGTCGAACTAATGCAGAACCTCGTCGGAGTGACTCCCGAGGGTGCAACCGTGCTCGATCCATTTATGGGCAGCGGGACAACGGCGATAGCCTGCATCAAGGGCAAACGTAAATTCATTGGCATCGAGAAGGACAAGCGCCACTTCGAGACTGCCTGCGACCGAATCCGGCGCGAACTACAACAAGGGGTGATGCTGTGACCCCTAACGCCAGAGCTGAGGCACGGCGCGAAAACTCCCTAGCATGAGCACTGAACGGACTACCCAACTGCCAGCGATCCCGCCGTTGTCCTCAAGCGACTTGTTCGCCAAGCAAGTCGCCAAAAAACGGTGGATCTGCCCTCTTTGTGGGAAAACCGCCAGGAATGACGAGTCACAAACCCTGCTCAGAGGCCGATGGAACCATCTGGACTGCCTGATCGCTGCCGGCATCCTGGTGAGCAAGGATGGATTCCTCGTCATGGCGAACACAGAACTCACCGACCGGCGCGGAGCCGGTTCGGTGAAGTGATTGGTTAGAAGACTCGAATATGGAATACATCGTGAACTTTAGCGGCGGGCTGCTGGCGGGCGGGCTGTGCGACGACCTGCACATGGGGCGCGAACTTGACGACCCAGACGAGCAAGAAACTGAACCAGACGAACTATGAAAACCGTTGGTGAATTTATAGCCGAGTGGAAGATTTACGGCGATGACAAGGAGTTTGTCGCCGCGCTTAACGCTTTCCAGGCTGAGGCTTTCAGTGATGGACTGCGTAGCGGGGCTGACGGCCTCAATAGCCACAGGAGACAGCTTGACCGAGAGCGGGCGAGGCTTGATTGGCTCGACTATAATTGTTCCTTCGTAGCCGACAGCCATTTCAACCTCGGACCATTTAAGCCGGGCCAATTGAGAGAATTAGCGGATGCCGGGATTAAGGCATCAGACAGGACGTTGGGATTATGACACCCAAACCGCAATGCCGCGCCAAATTCGAGCTTGCCAACGGCGAGTTTGTATCGCGCTGCCACCTGGACCTGGGGCACAAGGGAGCGCATGAGGGTTGGTGCCTGGGTTCAAAGTGTCATTGGCCGCAAGGGTTCACCAGCGAAGAAGAAGTGAACAAGGCGCTCGACGCCTGCATTGTCAAAACCAGAATCGAGATCATCGAACTCGAAAAGGACGGCTTCGCGCAACCCAAGAGCGCGGAGCAACCGCTTCCCGAGGCGCTACTGGAATGCACGGGCGAGAAGATCGTGCCGTGGAGGCATAACGCAGAACTCAGCGGCGGCGGGCCACTGAGCAACAAAATGACTGAAGCGGAATCCCGCCGTCCGCTGGAGTGACTGGTTCTGCGATGTTCAACTCTGACCAACAAGCATACATGGACAGCCTGAGCCTGCTGCCGCCATTAGCCAAGTGCTGGTGCGGATGGTATCTGCTCGGCGAATGCCCGAACTGTGCAACGTATGCGCCGGGAAAGACCTGCGCGGACAAGATGGCCGTGTGGTGCCCCGAATGCCACAACGACCCAGGCCCGAATGGGGGAACCATCACACACATAATCGGGTGCAAGCAGAACACAGAGCGGAGCCACAGGCGCGAACTATGGAAACCGTGAATCTGCAACCGACGCTCGAACTGACAGGAACTCCAGCGGCTGGTTCGGAGCGATACATCCGGAGACCGGAACACGACAAACGATTCAAACGCGGTGACGACTATGCGGCGGATGCGTGGCTCGACACGGAATCGGGAGAGATCAGGGAAGTGGTCGTGAATCACAACCCAAATGGCTATGCACCGCTGACGCCGAACAAGTAATTATGCGTCAGTGCATACAGTCCAAAGCCTATGCTGCACGAGTTTCAAGGTCGCTACAGCCAGCGAGTTAAGCGCTCTTTATCAGCGCGCGGACGCCGTATGGCAAAAGCACGATGGGACAGATGGCGCGCTAATTCCGAGAACAGACCTGAGCCAGAACCAAAAATGGTGCGGTGGCACCGCTTCGAATACGGCATCCGCGATACCGTCACTGGTGAAACCCATTTTCGCCCATTGGTCAGCGGCCGCCAGGCAGCCAAGGCCATCGGCTTGATCCTAAAATATTGTCTATGACCACAAAACAGCGCATCGCAATTATGGGCGACTGGTGGCCCGCCGCCTGCGAAACCCAGCGCTGGGACCGGAACGACCGGTCCCTCCGCCTCGAAACCGTCTCGCAGGCCGTCGGCCGCCCAATAAGCACTATGAGCGATCTGGACAACGCTGCCGACATCGACCAGGTCAAAGCCCACCTAAAAGCACTCACCGACGACCTGGACGGCGCCTCCGAGTCCGGCAACCCCGACCCCGGCGCCCGCCGCCGCTACCTATGGCTAATCCACCGCCATGGCCGCGCCCTCTCTCCGCATGGAGAATACGTCCTCGCCGTAGCCCGGGACAAGTTCCACATCGCTGAAGGTTTCAGCGTAATTGAGGACCTCACCACCGAGCAATTGCGCCAATTGATGATGACCCTTTGGTCTCGCCTGCTGTCGAAGCGCCGATCTTCCAAAAACGCCAGTTTGACCAGCGAGGAACAGTTCCCCGACCAGGTCGAATCCCAGCCCGATTCCGCCCCCGCCGAATGCCCGTTTTGACATGGGTTAACCCCCGCGTTAATCTGGTCAAAACCCATATCAAACCAATTCAAAAGAGCCCTTTCAGCCCTGTTTTTCTCAAACCTCGCCCCGCCGCGTTTCCCTTCCATAAGCCACTGTATTTGCCCATCTTTCGCCCTCTTTCACCGAATTTCAACCAGGTCTGGTCTGGCTGCATTCCCCTTCATGACCCCTTCACGGAACC